GTTTAACTGTATCACTTTGCCGTCTTCACTGCGAGTGAAGCTGGGCACCTGTTCGTCATCTTCAATAAACTGCTCAATCATGCGAGAGTAGTTCTCGACGAAGTAATCCCTTACGTACTCCATGAAATCTTCATCCTGCTCCATCAACGTCAATGTCGATGCCATCATACCGCAGACACTGCGGATGCGAGTAAGCTCTTCTGTATCGAGATCGTCAAAGACTTCTTCTTCCATGTGTGCAGTCACTGAACTATTCCAATCACCGTTCTCATCAAACTCAGGCGTAAGAACGATAGCGAATGATGATGTTTTGATTTCGTCTGACATGTGTATAACTACCTTACTATTTTATCTAATGGAAATTCTATGAATTCAGTAGGAAAAACCTTAGCAGGTTTTTTCTTTTCTTCAAGCCATTCCTGTGGGACATCCTTGTCCGCATACAGGAATCCATTCTTGGTGCACCAGTCACCATAGCTAGACTTCGCTCCCTTACGAAGTTTCGCACGACTGTTTGTAAATACAAAACGAATATCCAAATGAGGATGTTGCTTCTTAATTGAGAGATGCTTCATCCTGTCTTCAGGAGTGAAGCGTCCTTTCGTCTCAATCAAGATGCCATTCGGTAAGAGGAAGTCAGGAGTGTACGTCCTGTAACTCAAGTCTTCCCACTCAACCTTTAGACATTCGTACTTTGCATTGCACTTTCTACCTTTCAAAGACTCAAGCACAGTGTGCTCAAGTCCTGATCGGTATCCATGTTTAATCGCTTGTTGTCTTGCCTTGCTTCTCTTTATACTCATCAGCTATCTCTACGTATGCAACAATAGGCGGTTCCTTCGCCTGTGATGCAAGTGAGGGTAGCTCCTGTAAAGAGGGCCAGCACTTGTACCGATACTTACACCAACCACATTCCTCAGAGAGGACTTTGTTACCAGTTGGTTTCTTACGGAATGTTTCTTCAATGGGTTCAAAGCAACGCTTGAACTTGTTCACTTCTAATTGTTTGGCTTTGTCTTCGATCTCATCCAAGATGTTATCCATCTCGACAGCCATATCCCAACCAGATACGTACTTAAACTCACCGTTTGCTTTGTTGACTACCCACCAGCCACCCGGCTCAACGCCGAGGGCTTTGGCATACCCTGCAAGTTGACCTACATAACCGAAGGAGTCATGCTCCTTCAGTGTCTGATAGTCTTTGAACTTGTTCTTGTATGACCATGGCGAGGCTGACTTGATATCATCAACTCTCCTGTCAAGGATCAAGTCATGTGTCCCGTCGATCTCATACTTGCCAACCTTGAGGGTTGACTTGAATCCATCACTGAACTCGACACCTGCCTCTGTCAATATTCCTTTGAAGACAGCTTCCACGATATCACCAATCATCATGTTCATCAGGAAGTTAGCAGGCATGTCGATGCCGGACTCCGGGTCATTCTTGTCGAACCACAGTTGGCAGACAGGTCTGCCGATGTTGGACATACGCATCGTGAACTTACGCTCGTTCTGATTAAACTGTTTCTTGACAGCCTCCTCAACATCACGAGTGATACGAGCAATCGTGGTATCTGACATACCACGCTTTGCCTTAGTCACGTCTTCCAGATATCGGTAGACTTTGACCTCCGCTGAATGATTCACATTCATGCGAGGTCTTCCTCATCAGTCTCAACATCAATGAAGTCAGCCACGAGTTCATCGTCTGATGCTTCCTGACGCTTCGCAGATCCTTCATTCCATGCATTGACAATGTAGTCATTGTAATTGTTGATCCACTCAATGAAGTCACTGAACTTCTGCTGATCACCTTCCGTGAGATCAATCTGATTTGTGAAGTCAACATTCGCAGTAGGTAAAAAGAATGATGCGCCAGTAGGTAAGCTACGTTCCTCAGAGCCAACTTCAATGTTGTGCTGTACTGGTAGACGACGTTGCTTCGCAAGCATCGTGAACGGCTGTCCCATTGTCTTGAAGGCATCCTTGTTATCAATCTCCCAGATGAATGGAGTCGCAGTCGATTCAACTTCATTACCTTCTGAGTCAACTGCATTGATCAACTCAACTTCACCAAGCAGTACACGGACACGCTTGATTTGTTTGATGAGTGCCTTCATGTCATCAGGCAAGGCTTGGAAGTCTTGGATGTAACCAGCAGGCTTGCCGCAGTTAAACCCACCTAAGTTATCCTTCAGATCTCCATTGAGATCTTCAGCCATCAATGTCTTGACATAGTTCTTTGCGTCAGCATCGTAACGCTTGTACATAAAACGCTGTACGAACACACGGATCTTCGCACTCTCGCCGTAGATGTAAGTGTCGTCTGGCATTTGCAAACGATACATACCGGCAGGAACAACTTCCATGTTCTTCTGCTTACCCTTCACTTCTACCTGACCCATGACTGGCTGATTCCAGATGCGGAGTCGAGGCAAAGTCGAAGACTTCGCTTTGGTTTCTTTAGCCATGTCTGCTGACATGCCCATGGCTTTTGCCATCTCAGCAAAGTTTGCTGTGTTAAGTGTTGCTAGTTCTGTAGTCATGTTAGACCTCCTGTTGTTCTAGCCAGTTTACACCAATTTTTGCCTCAAGTAAAAGAGGCACATTAAAGTCAATAGAAAATTTATCATCTATAAGTGATTTTAATTCAGCGTTTGTATCATTTATAAGTGATATTACTTGTTGCTCCTCATCAGGATGGATGTCAATGACAACTGAATCATGCACACTATTCACTAGCATGGACTGCATCGGCTTCAGTTTCTCATTAATACGTAGCATTACAGTAGGTACAATGTCTGCTGTAGCGAATGACTGCACAGGGTAGTTCTTAATTGCAGTGAAGTTAGTCACACTGCCGTCACGTCTACGCTTCACATCCGGGAATGAGAACTGTCTGCCACTTGGCGTAGTAATCATCTTGTGTGTAAGCACTTCCTTCGCTAGCTCTCTGTGCCATCTTGCAATGCCTCTGTACTTCTCAGTGAAGTGTTCGTAGTATCTTGCTTCGGCTGGTGTTCTTCCGTAGCCTGTTGCTCCGTAGAGTGGAGCGAATGTATGTGCTTTCGCCTCCTGCCTTGTAGTTGCCTGACCCGCTTCCGAAATGACTTGAGCGGTGTACGAATGGACATCGAAACCCTCCGTTACTTCCTTGATTGCTACCTCATCCTGTGACAGATACGCCGCCACCCTAAACTCTAGCTGAGCGAAGTCAGCCTCCATGATCTTGCCTCCTGTAAATCTGGACTTGAATACCCGTTTTACAGGAAACGTACCACCACGTGGCATGTTCTGCATGTTAGGGTCACGCCCTGAGAACCTGCCAGTGGATGTCATGTGCTGTGTCAGACGGACATGAAGACGGTTATCGCCCTTGAGAAAAGTGCTGATACCATCAACGAAGCTAGAAAGATAGCTATCCAAAGCAGATAATCTGCGAATTTTAGATAGAAACTCTGCCGCTTCATCCATCCCTTTACCGTGTGCAACACGCTCTAAGAACTCCAAGTTTCCTTTCGATGTGCTAAATCCATTAGCACTGTGCCACTTCGCATTCGGTGGCGAGAACTTCAAGCCTGCCAGTTGGTTCAGATCTTTCAGTACATATCCTCTGCCTACACAAGTTGAACAGCGAGTAGACTTCTTAAAAAGATTACCATCTTTCTTCACTTTAAAGAAGCTTCCTTTGCCATCACACTCTGTGCACTTCTCAGCTTTAGTCTTACGTACTGGATTAGATGACTCATTGACGAATCGTTTAAAGTCTTTAGGACTCATGTATGGATCAGCATCACTAGCCCACTGCGTCTTATTCTTCGGCTTCCGAGAGTACACAATCCATGACAGTTGTTCTGGTGAGTTCAAGTTGATTGGTGTATCACCCATCAATTGCTTTACTTGTACCTGTAGATCATTCTGTATCTGTGTACGTTCATTCTCGAACTGGATACGCACCTCTTCGAGTGCGTCCCTGTCAACAGTGAAACCGTTACGGTAGATGTTGGCAAGTACCATGCATGTATCCATGGTCAGGTCAATGACACCGGAAAGTGCACGATTCATATCGTCTCGCATGTCTAACGCCTGTTCATAGTACAAGGACATGGTCGTACGTAAGTCAGCGTACAGGTACTCCTTTAACTCCTCGTATGGAATCTCGCTGATCTGATACCCCTGCTTCATGTACTCCTTCAGAGTATCCTGCTTTTTAAACTGCAGATTTCTGCGCTCAGCGACAGCCTCCAATGATAGAGGTTCTTTCTGTCCCCGCTGAAGGACATACTCAGCGAGCATCGTATCCCATATCTTACCTTCGTACTTAAAGCCTGTCTCCCACAACCACATGAGATCATGCGGTGCGTTATGTGCAATCAGGAGCGTTGTCTCATCGAGCAACGCTTGGATCTCATCACAGTCACGCTTACGATATTCGTACTTACAATCATATTCTTTGTGGTCAAAGGTGTAATGCTTAGGCTCACCCTCTTCAGGGTACACACCTACCATCACAAGGCTGTTCGTAGGTTCAAAGGGATCAAGATGTAATTTGCCATCACGCTTGATGACCGTATTCTCTACGTCAAGAACTAACTTCATGTATAGATACCTTCCATAAATCTTCGATAGATAAGTTGTAACATGTTGATTTGACTACATATCCATTGTCAGGATCTACATCACCCTTTTTCATGTGCCTAGCCACGTCATAATATTGTAATCTTGGTAACATACCTAAGAACCAAGCGGTACTGTAATCATTTTTAACACGTACAAATGCATAGTGATCACATGTCTGATGGCCACTCAGCTTAGCTACACTACAATCATAATGCGGCAACGGGGTTACAGAAGTTCGTTTCGTTTTGACATCCACCGTTTCCCCATTCAACAGAACAAGATCATAGTCGTATGTGTTTTCTTGGGTAGCACCTAGTAGCTCTGCAGTGACAAGTTCACCTACAAATCCTGCAACATTACCCTGCCCTCTGGTGATGCTATTGTTTAGCATACCCATTTCTACCGCTTGCTTACGTGCCTCCAGCAACGTCTCATCCGATACCTTGATTTCTATCATGCTTCGTACCTGCCGACATGATAGTTTAACTGACATGTCAGAATACCATGCCAACCTGTAAGCTTGTTCTTAGCAATGTTAATGTGACGCTCGTAGTCCTGTTCCTCTTCTCCTTCGACAGGACGGTTCTTGCTGATCAACAACATGAGGTCAGCCTCAGATGCCTTACCAGTCTTACTGCCTTCCATCATGGATTGATCAAGCACAATCTTGTTCTCAGCATCAGCAGATAACTGAGACATATAGAAGAGAGCACAGCCGTACTCCTTAGCTATCTGACGAGCATGGATAGCACACGCCTTCAGTGCCTCATGTTGAGTAGTGAACCCACTACCTGCGAACTTATCGCCCATGTCTAGCACGACAATGTCAGGCTTGTATGTTTTACACACAGCCTCAACCCAATGCATGTCCTTGCCAGTCACATCTTTAATTACAATGTTATCACGTACACGTGCGTATCTTTGCTGTGCCATCCGGGGGTTCTTACGAACCTCCGCTATGTGCATACCACTAGCCGCTGTCAGGTAGCGGCGAGCAACACGGTGTGTCGCCTCTTCGTTACACAAGATAATGCACTTCGCCCCTTGCTCAGCAAATCCATTTGGCCCTGCGATTAATGACGCATGGAAAGAAGTCTTACCTGTGTTAGGTCTTGCACCTCCAATGATCAGGTGCCCTGCGTTCACACCAGCTACCCTGTCAGCGAGAGGTGGTAGGTTAAATACCCACTTCGCTTCCTCATCATCCTTGGCGAGGATGTTCTCAATACTAATGTCATCCCACTCGACACTGATGTCAGGGATGAAATCATCACGATAGTTATCAAGCATGTGACGTAACGGCTCAAGTGAATCGTTTGTACCGTTCACATACTGCCAACCGATGTTGGCTATCTCCTCACCTAAGTAATGCCGATAGAGCGAGGATAGAATATCCTGAGCGACATCCTGTCCTACATCAATTTCCTTACGCATCTTACTGAATGTCATCTGGTATTGATGTTCTTGTGCTGTGGTCATGGACGGATCAGATGCAAAGAAGAGACCTTCGATTTCATCTACGGTCAAGTCACGATTGTACTTGCGCATCGCCTCATCGATCATGGTCTTGATCTTTGCATTGTCTTTACTGAAAAGCTTTGAGGGTATCGTTGCCCCTCGATACTCAGTATAAAATTCTTTATTTAGTAGACTCTTCAGTATGGGTAGTTCCATTCTTATCTCCGCCAAAGATTCTGTCCCAGTTATCACGATACGCTTTGCTTGGAACTTTAGTTACAATTTCTTTTGGTTTCTCACGACTGTTGATCCAGTCCTGATTGCGCTCATTCATTGAGTCACGCCAATGTTTAGTCATTGGTTTTTCTCCCAGTAAAACGACTGCACTGAACCACGCCTTAAATCATGTTGTGATACAGGTTCGCCATTATCTATCTTAACAAGATTCCTAAAGTTTTTAAGTGCTTGTTTGTATTCTGAATCGACCCTGTGCCTACGAGTAGCCCAAGGCGATACACCAAGCTCATCTCTGCGTTCAATAATCTCTTTGCATGAAAGTCCTAAAACTTCTTTTGCGTAAAGTATTGCCTTGTCCCGGAAGTACAACCGAGAAAACAATTCATTGAAATATATTTCATCTTCTACGTCAGTCATTGAGTCCCTCCTTATCATCCCACCACTCAACTGATTCAAAGTCGAATGGCTCATGGTCTACAGTGTACTCATCTAAGATCATGTCAACAGATTCAATACGTCTGCTAATCTCAAATGCATCCTGCTCAAGATCACCATGCACATAGATATTTCTTGACGCACCATCCTTCACAGATAGGTAGTCATCTATTCTGCGTTCACGAAACTCACGTAGCTCCGCTATAAGTACGCTGTCTAACAATTCACTCAGTGTATCTCGCAAACTGTTTTCATCGACTTCAATCTCACTCAAGAAATCAATTAGTTTCATTACACTCTCCTTTAATACCAACCCATTGCACGGCCAAAGCCGAACACGTT